CCAGGCCGGCCAACTGGTCAAGCACCTCCTGGTCCTACCTCATGGCCGACAGTTAGCTGTGGCTGCCGAGGTCGCAACGGAGTATTCGGTTGTCGAGGTTCGATACTGGACAACTTATGCCATCTGGCAAAGGTCGTCAAGCAATGTGAGGAAATGCAAACCTGAAGGGTCACCGGTTGGCTGTCTCTCTCTCTTGTGATTGAAGGATCGAGACTCTCCTCCCCCTTTACAGGGAGAGTCGAGATACTCAATCTTCAAACAAGAGAGGAGGTCTGACGATACAGGTCGATGGTGGTGGACGATCTGTCAAGCTGCACATCACCAGGTCAGATCCCAGTCACAGCAACGGTGATCATCTTTGTTTATCAATCATCGGTCAATGATTAGCGAAGCTAGGGGAGTCGCGACAGATCGCGTGAGAGTTACACGCATCCGTTACGCATGTGTTCCAACTACCGCGCCCGCCTGTAGCCGCGCAGTACCCTAAAACCCCAGTCATTGCGGTTAGATCTCTGATCTAGCGAGGCCATTTTGACCCACCCCCATGGGGGATGCGGCCTGCTTGCTCGTATAAATATAGCCTTGAGACATTTCTGCCATTTTTTGAAGGGCTTCACGCTCCCGCTGATACGGCTTTGTCGAACGAAACTCGACATAATCACGGAAATACGCTGGCATGTACTCATGTACAGCCAGACAAGACATCAAACTAGGCGTATTAGCTGTACAAATAGAAACAAACAAGCCTAAAGACTGGATAAAGCTTGTGACACTAACGGGAAACATTGTTCGATCAGCAAACGACAGTCATCAGCAATATCACGATGTTCCTTCTGTGTACCATTACCACAACGCAGGTCACAGTAATGAATCCAAGACCTCAAAGTACCATTCATGTACAACTTGGTCGGAGCAGATAGAGGCAAGACCTCACGTGCACATTCTTTAGCAATACCAGCTTCAAGCATTTCGTTGTACAAGCTATACGACAGGTCATAAACCTGCTGAGCTTTAATTTGAAAGTCTTGAGTGGTGTAGGCATCAACATCATCAATACTTGACTGTCGATTCGTAGAATCTTGACGACGAACAACCAAGGCTTCAGGTTTAGCGGTTACCCCGGCATAACGCTGGGAAAACTCTTGGAAACTAAAGCTACGATGACGAAGTATTTGAGTAGAAATACTACGAGTAGTGTTGATTTCTACGCACATGTTCACCATTTCAAAGGGTGACCAATGCTTATGTTTAATAAGGTATTTAATCAGCCTTGCACTGGTCTCAGTGTTGTTCTGATTAGAGGGATTAGACACCCTAGCCATATAAGCTACGAGGTCATCACCATTAGGTGTTGAATGAATTAAGTTGACGGATGACATACAGTAGTAAACGAGTCACTGGATTAACTGAATTTGAATCCTTATACAAAATAAGAAATAATCAGTAGTCTAGTTTCATTAGATAAGGGGATCCGAAGATCCCCAAGTCACAGGAAGTCCACCCTTCTTCCTGTATACATGTGGGACCGCTCTTAAACCCAGGTGGGGACTGAGTTGTTGTCTTTCCCTCTAGCTTGCTTTCTCTGCTCCATATTCATGTTGAATACGAGGTGGTCTGCGAAGCAATCAAGGTCATCTTCCCAGTGTTCTAGAAGGTCATTCCAGTCTTGACGTTTACGGTTAATGATCTCCTGTTGTGCTGAGATAGAAAGGATGTCTGTGAAGTATTTAACGCCTTGTGCTAAGGCATCAATACGGTCATCATGTCTTACTGCACCCTTCTCACGACACATACGACTCATCTGGTAGAAGAGCATGTATTGGAGTCTTTTCTCAGGTGCTGTGTCTGGATTAGACTTGTAATCCCAGTCAACGACTGACTTGTCTACAACAAGCCGGTGTTGGTTAAGTACAGGCTCAAGGGTATCAATGATCCTGTCTTCTTTACGTACGTTAGCTCTTGTTTCTTCAACGTTAATGGCTTGTTTTGTCTGTTGAAGGTGTTTCTTAAATAGTTCAGCAACGATTCCATCGCCAAAGTTAGATTCAATAAGGAGTGTTTTTGTGTCGTACTTTTTGCAGCCTTTTAGAATGTCCAAAAGCGTGCTGTCGCTGTATCCGTCTCTATAAGCACGCATTTCGTGCAAGTACAAAATACCGTTGCGTTGGGAGAGATAAGCCGCGACTGTTTCATCCGATCCACGACCCGACGGGTCAACAGAGCAGATTGTGTCGTCGTAAGGGTCCCAGTTTCCCTGGAGCTGCATTGGACTGTAGAAATAATCTCCAGGTAGGCCGACAGTCGGGAGTTCTTTGATGCAGTTCCGTGGGTCTGAGCACCAGATGATTGACTCAGGAGCAGACTTAGGATTAACAGAGGTGACGATAAGGTCAGCCATTTTAAGTGGGAACTTTTCTGCGTCAGACAGGCTCGTATCGAGCATGAACTGGAGCATGAAGTTAGAGCGTCCCATCGACGCTTCACGTTCAATAAGATCTTCATCACTAAAACGATCAGGGTCAGTTACGTCCCAAGATTTGGCACCGTTATCGATCTGTTCCTGCAGCTGAGGGGCTATAAGGCCCTCGTAATTCGTCATTGAACGTGGGACACGTGCAGGCCAAATAAGAGGCCTGTAAGAGCGTTCTGCGAGCTTCTTATAGATCGTAAAGGTTGTCTGGGGAGTACCAAGGTACATGATGCGAGAGTCTTCTTTAGGTGTAAGGATTGACTCAGCTTCCGTACAGAGTTGTAGGAGCTTTTCCCGCATCATTTCAGTCATTGAGTTACCAGGAACTTCAACGTCGTCGAGAATCATTAAATCTGCGCGGCTTCCGGTGAGCTGACCAGTGATACCCACCGACTTGACGCTTGGGGCTTGGCTTGGAGAACAAAGGACGTCGAAGCTGATGCGACTCCATCGAGCATCGTCCGACTTGGGTCTTAGATGAGTAAGCCATGGCGTTTCAATGATTAGTTTTTGTAGGAAGATAGACATGTTGTCGGCTCTCTCTTTAGAGGCCGAGATGATCATGATCTTTTTTTCTGGGTTATTGAAAAGCGTCCACAGAACGAAGGCTCCAGTAATCCATGATTTTCCAACACCACGGAAAGCCTGAATCTGAAGACGTTTAGGTCCGTGCTGAAGATAGTCTGCGATTGCATATTGAGCGCGGGTTGGTTCTGGTAGGTCAAGCTGCTTCCATAAAGCTTGTAGAAACAGCTTGAAATCGTCCTGTAAGGCGGTTAAAACGTCTGTCATAGGGATATGTATTCGGGTGGTATTTCATCGGCCTTCTAGGGCATATAACCGCCAGGCATGAGAGCTTTGCCGCCTTCAATAATTAGGCCGCCAATAACAGCTCCAGTGCCGAGGACGATATTGTTTATGAGTTCAAAATCCAGCCCGTTTCCATTGCCGTTTCCGTTTCCGTTGCTGTAAGCCCCGCCATTGCCGTTACCGTTGCCATTACCGTTACCATTACCATTTGTCTGATAGCTGTACTGCTGTACAAGCGGCGGTACATACTTAGGAGAAGGCGGAGTAACGTAAGGGGTACGTTCTTCGGGAACAAAGCCACCTAATTGACCTGGTTTGAACTCAACCTTGCCTGCTGTTGTCTGAATACCAGGTTGTTGCTGTGTGCCAGGGAACTGAGTATTTGGTTGGGATAGGTCTTCTCCAACAACAATAAGATTAGGATTACGAGCAGACGGAGATTGACCTAAGGCTTCGCGGCTACCAAGGTAGTTTTGTAGAGCTTTGTTTTGTTGATTTTTTGCTTTGTTATCGTCAGGTGATAGAGCTTGCAAATTACGGGGATCGTCACCCAAGGCGTAACCAGCATCTCGAAGGCGCTGTAAAGCAGCTTGTACATCACCACCTGACCTTTCTAAGGCTTCAAGTTGTGCACCGATAAAAGCAATTTCGTTGAAGTGATCAACTTCTAAGCCATCTGCTCTAGTTTGATCCTTAAATTCCCTAGATTCAGCCAACTGTTGTGGACTTAGTTGGCCTGTTTGAATCCGTCGTCGTTTTTGGTAGAGCTTGTTTCGTGCTTCGTGAGCAGTACGGTTGCGTTTTTTTACCCCACCCTCACCATCAGATGTGATAGATATACGCTGACCATTCTTGATTGCGTAACCTAATTCTCCAACAATCTGTTGTGGTGTAATGCCAGGAACGGTTTTCTTAAGAATACGAGCCGCCTTTTTGTAATTAGCCCAACTCAATTTAGTGGGTCGTATAGCCATAAAAAAAGCGCCCCTTTCGGAGCGCGGTATGAGTTATTTGCCGTTAGGCACAGGTCAGACGCGACGACCGCGACGATTTACTTTTGGTTTAAGGCTGGTCCGGTTGGGAGTACGAGTTCTATTTTTGTACTTACGAAGAGCTGCCTGATATGAAGAAGCTCCACTCCGACCGGCAGGAAAGTCACTGCGCTTAGGCTGTTTAGGTTGAGACTTCAGAGCCGGGTTAGAAGGCATGTTTTGTCCACGAGTCCCACTAGAGGAGCTGTAAAAACGGCTTGCAGCTTCAGACTTGGTGGTCTGTCTAGGTTTAGCTTTAGCAGGCTTAGCTTTTGCAGCAGGCTTAGACTTAGGGGAGTTCTTAGCAGCGTCTCTAAAGGTCTGTACATTTGCTGCACGTTCCGCAGGAGTCATGCTGCTGTATTTCTTTTTCATTTCCGCAAGGGTCATACCCTTAAAGGGATTACGTGTGTTCCGTACACGTTCCGCGGTATTAGTTTTAGCCATCAGTTAATGTGAGATAAAATTAGAGATTCTCTAAGTAGATTTTTTCCAAACTGCTCTCTCATCCAAGAGCGCCAATGGTTACTTCCTTTATCCTGATTGCAACAGGTACAGGCTGGAACAACATTCGATGTGATGTCTTCACCCCCAAGACTGCGAGGATGAACATGATCCAGTGTAAGTTCGTGTAATTCATAAGTTTTTCCGCAATAAACACATGTGCATCCAAAGTGCTCTTTGATGCTGCGCCTCCAAAGGCGCTTAGCTTCTGGAGACGTCATGGTTATTAGGTTGTAAAGGTAATGATCAGGAGTAGGAAGCAAAGGGGTCATTTAGTACGGCTAGCTCTGTTTTTCGATCGCATTTGCGGTCGTCCGTTCGTAGTGCTGCCTTTGTAGTGAGCAGCATCACGAGGATCACCTTTGCGAATCTTCAGTTGACGGCGTAGTCGGTTTGCGTTTACACGCAGTGCTTTACCCTTTGGTGTTTTGTTGTATGCCTTTTGCTGGGACTTGTGGTTCCCGTTGGCGTATTTAGGTCCGTTAAACCGGGGCTTTGCCATAAAGCCTCCGCTGAACCATTTCTGGGTCGACCTCAGGCATGACAGCGGCTAGTTTCGACAAGGGGTTACCCTCAAGGGCAACACCAGAGATGTCGTTAGTCTTTAGCCAGTCACACGCTGCTTTTAGGTCTTGAGTAGTTGCCTCGCCAGACTTAATGCGTGCAAGGAACTCGGTGGTGATTAGATTGTGCAGTTCGTTGAACTGATCTTCTGTCGCCTTTTTCTTAGCCATTCCTAAGAACTATTTGGTCAAGTTTGTTTTCAATACGTACCATGTGATCTTCCATGCGATCGACCATTGAGTTGAGGTCGGATTTGGAAACATAATCCTGAGCAACACCCAGCTCTACACCGTCGATACGACGATCTAAACCACTGATGCGGTCATGTACGTTATTGATTCTTTGATGTAGTCGGTTGTTTAGTGCTGCTCCCGCTGCTATTGATGCTATCGAGAGACTTACTATTGCTTCCAGCATTGATAGAGACTATTGGTACGATGTCGTGACACATCATTTCTACCCTGCTACCAGGTCTAAAAGTAAACCCAGATTTCAAGATTTCTGTACACTTAAGCGCACGTACCATCTCGTAATTAAGACGCATCTTTTGTTCATGTCGTCTAGCAATTTGCTTACATAGCTCAGTCATGCCGCCATCTAGTGGCACCATAAAGTTAAGCTGTGCTCCGAAATTGTTAGACCTTACATATCCCTCTGATTTGGCTGGAACAGTGTCGTTGCCCATATAAAATGGGCTAAACGTCATAGTGGCGCCATTACAAGAACTATTGGCACCAAACATTTGTCGTGATGGTGCTCCATTGTTTTGAAATTGTACCGCCTGATTGGTAACATTTCCTGTTGCAGCCGCTACAGGGTTAGATGAGTTGTTAACTTCAGGTTCAGCTAGGGCTGGTGAAGTTATTGAGAGAAGATAGAAAGCGAGGTAGTAGTAGAAACTGAGTTGATTACTTCGTTGATGTCGATAGTTTCGATTACTCCCGGATCGCGAGTTGTGATTTCTAGAGACCAAGGCTGTGTAGAGTCGGTGATGGAAAAGGTTGTACCGGCTCCACCAACGGCATCGCTTGGCGTTACGTTTGATCCACTCCATGATGTATGAGAACCACCAAAGATTTCGTGAGCAATATTTCGTTCAATATCAACCGTAGTGGTGGTAGTAGATTGCATTGAACCCTGCGTAAAATTAGGAGTTACACTTTGTGCAGAGACTGGAGCAGCCAAAAACAAAAGCATTAGTAGCTTTTTCATTCTTTTTTTTCGCGTGTAATAGAAAAAGTTGCAAGAGTGCCGCTCAGGATTGAGGCGACATAAGTGGGATCCATTTTTGGCATCCATCCTGCATAACTTGCAGTCAAGAGTCCTGCTGACCAGCAGAGGACGATGAATTTGATGAACTCACCCTTTTTGTTATCTTTGTCCATGCTTGTTTTAGTATGGGCTTCATTACAGTTACAGTCCATTTAAAGACTGCCGTTGCTGTAAGGGTGGCTGCAACAGACACGGTGGCTGTAGTACCAGCCGTGATAAGTATTTCGTTAGACGGTAGAGGCATAGTTACATCCGTAAATGGGATGTCTACCTGTCGTGTGTCTTGAGGTATGTCCGGTAGTTTTACCGGAGCAGGTTTTGGTTTTGGTTTTTCTTTGTCAGATTGTGTTGTACCTTTGACTCCCGGGGGTGCCCGAAGGTCGCTAGGAGGCACTACAAGCGGCTTGTAAGAGGGCAAATCCGCTCTAGGCACCTCTAACACTGGACGAGGCAGTGTAAGCGGCTCAGGCAGTATTAAATGTGGCAGCTTGGGAGGATCATTCCAATCAGGCACCAGCAAAAATGCGCTTTGGTTGTTCTGGGGTCACTTGATAAGTGGTCGAGCCCTCTTCTTCTTCATCATCGCTGCAAAGAATTTCGATCACATCGATAGCGTGGCCTGCAGTGTAAGGTTGTAGTAGGTCCAACCTGGGGAAACCCAAAGGTTCTACACGACCAGAAGAATTAGACATAATTAACCTTATTTATTAGGGAATAGACCGTTTCGAATGAATTCGACCGCTTTGTCATCGACTTCATTGTCGGTTGATTCAGCAAGTTTGCTCAGCAAATCAACGATAAGCAGTTTTACCTTTTCAGATTGAAGAAAAGAAAACAGGATTGGACGGATAATGGTGATCATTGTTCAAATAGGGGGTAAAAATTTAATTGCTTGTAATGCCATACACGACAATGTTAATAAAGCCGCTGTTACCGTTAGTGCCATCATCTTTAATAGTTTCAACAGTAAATGAAGCTTGATTAGAACTAACTGTTGCACTGCCTACTTTAGTCATTGGCTGAGAAGAAGTTGCTACTACACAAAAATCATTACTAGATGCAAACTCAAGATCACTATCTAATGTAACTGTGTAATTACCAGTAGAGTTTCTAACAATACTAGCAATGTTATTTGACTGTCTAATAAGTTCTGCACTGCCACTATAACGTGCCCATGCTATTGCACCGAGCGCTTGCCAGTCATTACTGCTGCGGACAGTGGTTTTAGTTCTTATAACACCAGTAGTCTTGTTTACGTGTACTGAGCCTTTACCGCGTCCAGACCCAGGGGTTGATGTACTTTTTTCAAGTACAAGTTCATTAACATTGACTGTGTTTGTGTAACCCCTAATATCAGGCTGTTCAAATCTGAGATTATCATTAGTGCTGTCAAGAGCGGGACCAGTTCTTGTAGTTGCACTACGAATTTGAACACCGCGAAAAGCGCCAAAGTATTGCGCACTAGAACCAGTAGCACTGACGATTTTTTCAGGACCATCGACAACAGTCAGATTGCTGCAGTTGATAGCGTCGAAACAACTACTTACAATCTTAAATACATTCTCAGTAAGCGGAGAAGATCCACCAAAACCTGTTACTTGGATATTAGAAAAACTAACATTACGGCAACCATTGTGAAGGTGAATCAAGCCAACGTCACCGGTACTACCTGGACCGGAAGCTCCAAACGCACTGGCTTGTACGTAACCATCAACATCAGACAGAGCAGTGTCGTTTCTTCCGTCGTTAAAAGTGATGTTGCTAACTAAGACACCATCATAATTACCGACTTCAAAACAACGCTCAGGGTTTTTAGTGGCTGCGGTAAAGTTGTTGTTGGAGTCACGTTCGTAGTAGCTAAAAGTGGCAGGCGCAATAATCTGAACATTGCTGACAGAGATATTACGAGCCATTGGAGAAATACCGTCAGTACACACAACCTCTTGATCGGTGCCTGCGCCGAGAGTGACAGTGCCTGACGTATCATTTAGAAGATGATGAAAAGCATTGGTTCCGGTTCCTGAAATAGGTCCTTCCCAGCCTGTGTGATGAATTTCAATTGGCTCAGAGCAGTTGATAATCCTGCAGGCGTCGATCATGATGTTGTAGGGAGCCGGGAAGTATTCATGAGCTTTAACCTCAATACCCGACATACACTTGATCGCAACCGAGTTAGTTAGGATAATGTTTCGAGAACCATCATCAATCTCAAAACCATTGTTATTACCTCCTCCGGTATCACTGTAACCTCCATGCGGGCTTTCAGATCTACAGCCAGTAATTAGTACATCAGAACAATAGTGAGTCGTTAAGTTATCGTCTCCAGCACCTTTAAAATAACAGTTTTCAATAGTAATGTACTGAGCACCGAAAACTTCTGTACCGCTGATATTGGGCAGTACAGGCATCTGAAGCCACTTTTGTTGCGTTGTAAGAGAATCTAGGTTCTTTTTAATTGGTGTAGAAATATCTAAGCAATGTCGAAAGCCATCAAGGAAACGGCAGTTGCGCATCGTGATGTACTTAGCATTTGCGATAGTGCAAGCATTCTTTTTATAGGCATCGTCTTGACTTGACTGTGTTCCTGAAACTGAATCCCTTCGATCATCATTAAAGTCGAAAGTGATGTTTTCAATTAAAACACGTTCAACTGGTGATATTGCATTAGCAGTACCAACAGTAGACTTACCAACGTTTGCTACTGACCAACTTCGGTGAGTACTGGCAGGCATGGTAATAGTTACATCACCTTCACCACGGATAATTGTGTCGCTTTGATCAAAAATAATTGTTTGGGAAACAGAGTAAGTACCTTTTGGAAAGATCAAAGTCTTACCAGCTGCTGCTGCAATAGCAGCTGTAATGGCTGAATAGTCATCAGTAGAACCATTACCCGTAGCACCAAAATCTTTTACCGAAAAAACTTCTTTTAATTTTGTATAGACATTACGTGCAACAGCACCAGTGCCGTCCTGAGTGAAGTCGCTAAGGGTTCCAGCCGGACCTTGAGGACCTGTTGCACCTTGAGGGCCTTGAGCACCTGTTGCACCTGTTGCACCAGTGTTCCCTTGAGGTCCCTGAGGACCAGTTGCACCCTGTGCACCAGTGGCACCTTGAGGACCTTGGGCTCCAGTAGCCCCCTGGGGACCGGTAGCTCCATCAGCGCCATCAGCGCCATCTGCACCGTCTGCACCTGCTGGGCCTTGTGCTCCTGTTGGACCTGCAGGGCCAGTAGAGCCGGTAGCTCCCGTTGCACCTGTTGGACCAGCCGGACCAGCCGGACCTTGAGGACCCGTGTCACCTTGAGGACCTCTCTCTCCCACAGTGTTGTTATCTAGTTCTTGCTGACGAAAAACTACTTGTTCAAAGTTGTCGTTAATACTGCTGGCACTAATAAAAGATCCAGTGTAGAAGTTGTTTCGTGGACCTGAATCAATATCAGTATCACGATAGATCTTGATGGCTGCTCCCGTTGCTGGGATATGACCAGTCAAAAATCGAATAGAGGTGGCAGTGTCAAATTCGTAGTGAGTGTCTTCAGTTTTTACGACGTCGTCAACAGAAACCTTGACGTCCGCCTGCAAAATGTATGGAAAGGTGAATGTAAAAGATGGACCGTTGCTATTTGATTTTGTATACGAATTTTCAGTTGTTGCCATTGTTTCCTTAATTAAAGGTTTTAGTATTTAATACAAGCAAGAAGAGCAACGTTGCGCGGACGCGCCTCAGAACCGCCATCGGTTGTCATCGTAGTTGTAACAGTTATTCCGGTTGTAGCACTGCTGGTGTTGAAATTCTGCTCTCTAACACGTTCATCAGGAGCACCACCATCATCAGTGTGACCACCGATGTCTCTCGCAGCTGACACACCGTGGTTGTGCCCAGGATCAGTGACAGTTGATGTTGCTGTGTGGTCATGTTGTCTATTTTGATCACCTTGTGCAGTGCCAACAGCACGATTATTATCTACACCACGGCCGTCATCAAGACCACGAATAAACTCACCACGAAGATCAGGTAGAGTTGCACCAACCAGTGCGTAAAGAGCAGCAAAGTTAGCAGTAACACCTTGTACTGTTCCAGAACCATTCGGAATGGTGTCGCCATTACACTTCAAATAACCAGAAGGTATAGAAGAGGCGGCAAAATGAAAAACAGCACCAGTAGGTACAAACCCGTTATTACCAAAGACTTTAGCTTCAGTGATTACATTATCATCAATATCATTTGTACCGATAGTAGAAGATGATGCACTTGTAAGTCGACCCTGCTGATTAACAGTAATATCAGCAAGTGTATAACTACCAGGGACTACTGAAGTGTGTGAAAGTTTATTATCTGTTACAGAATCATCAGCAAGTTTGACAGTCACTAATGAACCATCAGCAACATCACCGGCAGTGAGGCTTGAAATATTTCCCTTTAGTTCTTGTGCGATATAAAGGAATCTGTTTACCGCATCGTTCAAGTCATCAGCCTTGATTGAGCTACCAGTATTAAAGACGATCTTATTGTTAGAGTCGTCAGTAACTCGGTAGATACGGATTTCTACACCGTTACCTGGAGCAGAGTTGAAACGCAGGGTGGTTGCGTTAATTAGTGAAAATGCTGTTGTACCTATATCGTCAAGTGATACTCGAACATCGGCAACAGCAAGGTATGGAAAAGTTAGGGTGTAGTCAGTAGTACTGCCATCCCCTGTGTATGTGTTTTGTGTTGTTGCCATTATTTGTAGATTCCAAGTACGGTATTGATCTGATCTGTGTCACCACGTTCTGAGAACTCAGCGACAGCATCTTGACGGTACTGCTGCATACGAATCTCTTCTGCATCAGTAAGCTGGGATTCAGCACGCTTACGTGCCTGCATCAGTGCCGCGTTAATTTGTCCATGCAGATTGTTCCACCTACGGTGGTCAACAATGCCATTAGACGCAGCCTGTGCTTCTCGGTAGGATTTAACAAAGTCTTTGTTGTCGTTCATAATCCTTTGCAGATCACGAGCAAACTCACCTTGGGTACCCATAATTTCATATAGTTCTGCACGCTGTGCAGGCGTGTACTCAACACCACGACCATTGGTCAGCATTGAAGGACGAGAGTCAAACTCCACATCAATCAAGAACTGCTCAAGATCAGTCTGTCCTCCATACACCTTCCAAGGACTAACAGCATTCCAAATACGATGGAAGAAGTTAGAAGGCTCATTGACCTTTTTACCTGTAATCCAGCTGTACTGGACAGCTAGGTCTCCTTTAGCAATAGGGTTCCGGTTAGCAATTAGATGATAGACGTCCTGTTCAACGACACGTAGTTCCGGGTGAATCAGACGTGCCATCTCATTACGCATACCAGACAGTGGTATGGCGGAGCTGCCAAAGCTTGCAGCCCACCGGGAGGCAGCTGCAGGGTTACCAGAGGTAATATCAAACAGAGGCTCAAGACCAGACATAAACGACTTACTGGTCAGGTGCGCACTCAACAGAAAGCCAAGGCGGTTGAAGGTGGTCTCTAGGTCATGACCGTCAAGAGAACCAAAGTTATCCATGACGTCAGCAGTGACAGCTAGCCAGTCAGTGATTGCACCGAGGTTGTCGTAGCTGTACCAGTTACCATCTAGACCCATATAAGTCCTAGGCTTAAAGTTAGCCTCACGACGGACACTGTTTGTCTGCGTATCAAAGTGACCAGTACCACGCAGTCTGCCAGCAGTAAACATGGCTCCAGCACCTAACACCGCAAGGGTGCCGATAGCTTTACGACCACGGATCTCTGCACGCAGCGTGTCAAAACGCTGGTCGGCATACTCGTCTACAGGAATACCTTTGGACTGAAGAATTTCACTAATCTCCTGGCGTGTGAATGCATGACGAGGCTTAAAGGCAATCTTGTTGTAGTCCCGTACAAACATACTGAATGGACTGTGCGTATCAGTGAAACGCATAACATTCAGGGATGTCTTAGGGAACATCAGGAATGGCTTAAGACCAGGTGCTCGGCTCAACATGTCACCCAGAGCATTAACAGCTGGTGTATCCATGTTCATGGCAATCTCTTTGGAAGCAAAAGAAACTGCTTCGTCAGTGACCTTACCGGTCTCATCAAACATCTTTTTATAGACTTCCTGTCGGATAGCCTGTGCACCAGCTTCGTCTAATGCCTTTGTGCCGTTGAGGGTGACTCGGTCAAATGCAGCACCACGTGCCTCAATGTTTGCAATCACGGAGTTAGTGAATCCGTCGAATGCAGCCATAGCATTCATGCCAAACTTAAGCAGTGGATGATTAGCCAAGTCATTCATTGCTTCAATGTGCTGATACATAACCATTGGACCTAGGTCACCGTTATCTTCAGCACTCTCAGCAAAGGCCTTATACAAGGTCAAAGCTTCATCATTCTTGCGTTGGAAGTCACTCTTATATAACCAGTCAACCTGACTTGGATCCTGTGAGGCACGGCGGAACACTTGTCCCATATACTTACCGGCTTGACCAAACGTCTCAGCAATAGCCTGGTACTGGTAGAAACCACGACGTAACGTCCGAGTATCACCAGCAGATAGTGCGCCAGCAAACGTTGCAAGCGGACGTTCAACCAACAATGCAATGTTGCTAGCCCCTGCTTTGAGGGGTGTAGACACAGCAGACAAGACAGAGTTGTAGATGTTTGACCAGACACCCTGCATAACCAATGAAGGGATCTGAGGGTTATTATCGATGAATGCTTTACTGATAGTTCCGCTACTTTCACGGATCCATTCATTCAAAGAACCAATGGTGCGTACGTTGCCATCAGTGACTTCATAAGCAAGCATTAACGGTCCAAGCATCTCAGGCCGTTCCTTTTGTACAGCACGTAAAGACGAAAGGATCTCGTTTGTCTCCTCAGTGACTTTGTTAAAACGTTTAAGTGTCTCTTCACGAGCTGATTCGACAGCATCCTTAGTACCTTTAGGTCCGAGCTGCCTAGCAGCACGCTTAGCCATGTTGAGGATTCCAAGACCACGACCAGATACATAACTACGTTGTGCTTTCTGAACCATCAGATATGCAAGACGATCTAGGATCTGTTCCTGTGCAGCAGCAACAGCTCCTGTGTCTTCCATCAAACGCATACCTTCAGCCATATCAGAAACCTGACCTGCAAATGATGTATCTACATAGGCCTGAGCCTTCATTAGATCCATATTTGCGAAGTCATCCATGTATTGCTTGATGGTTTTCATGACGCCGCGGTAAGCACCACCACTAAGAACGTTGACGCCTTCGAGTCGGTCAGTCTTGAACTCATCCAAGATACGCTTGAGATCAGGCACAGACTTGCCGTACAAGTCAGCTGCTAATGCTTCACCAGCATCATCGATTTCTTTGAAGGAGATGTATCCATCAGCTGTGTTATAGCCGTACTTACCTGCTTTCTTCAGCTCATCAGTCAGACCACGGAGAATCTGGAACCCATTTTCACCACCACTGGTGCTCCACTTGAGCATCCCGTCAGTCATTACACTGCCTAGACGTCCGAAGCTGGAGTCAAGGTTCTTATTTACACGTACAAGCTGGACGCTGGCATCAATGATCCCAAGATCATCAGCAGAACGTACGCCGCTCTCTTCATAGCCGTAAAGGTCATGAACACCCTTCTGAGGTGTGGGGTTGGTAACGTCGTAGTTATTAGCAAAGTTGTACCTACCAACATCATCAAGAGCAGTAGATCGTTTAGCAACAGACTTAAGAACCGCATCTTCAACAGGGTCATCAGAGACCATGTCAAGATCTAGGTTGTCATCAAAGTATTTCTGTGCAAGCTCATCTTCAGGAACCCAACGGGTTGCTTCTTTAACACCCTTACGACCACGCAGGAACTTAGCAGCACCTAGCAGAACATCACTAGCAAGGCCAAGACCAATGCCTTCATTACGGTTCTTAGACCGCACGACATCAGGGTGATCATCATCTAGTGTTGCCCAGTCGGGCGGGAAGATACCAAACAGGTTCTCGTTTTCAGGTGTGCTTAGCAGGTCACGGAGAGATGCTTGTAAGTTTTCATCCTCACCTTGTGTCTCGACAATAGAGTCGACCAAGGCACCAGAGCCTGCTGCTGCACCAGAGTTAGCAAAGAACTGGAAGAACTTGTCGTTGCCAAGTTTTTGCAATGCCTGTGCTTTCTTGCTGCCCTGTGCTGCTTTAGTAGCGGTAGCAGCATGACCAGCCTTACCTAGAAGGCCAACGCCTTTAGTAAACAGGATTGTAGGCAGAACAATAGAAGAGATCTCACGGAGTGCTTGGACACCTCTATCATTGAACTTAGGAATCTTTGGGATATTAACCCCAGGAATCAAATTAACTGTATCGACACCAAAGTCAATAACTGATGTAGGAATCGAGAGCACTGCTTCGGTGGTAGTCCGTGCAGCATCTCCAAGATCATATCCCTCTTGCCAAGGCATACTTTGATCTTGCTGTCCTTCATCTTCTTTAGGTGCTGCCTCAGCAGCGGCTTCAGGTTTAGATGTAGAAGGAGCAGGAGCATCCCCTTGAGGTTGCTCCGTTTCTTGCTCTGTAGGTTCAGGCTCTCCAATAGATGATTGAATACCTTGGAGTACCTGCTTTAACTTTTCATCGTCTACACCGCCAACCTGAGCACTCATGTACTCATCAAATTGGCTCATTAGTTAGTTGCAAATGAAGATCTAAAAATTGCAGGATCGTTAAGTGACACTTGACCATAACCATACTTAGTAGCAAGTTTCATGATCGAAGGGTAGTAATTAGCATTCTCTTCTGTTGCGCCAATTCCATACCTTTGAACCGTACCTGGTCCAGCGTTGTATGCATAAATAGCTGTCTTCAGGTCAAAACCATAGCTATCCATTAAATGACGCAGATAGCGTGCAGCACCATCAATAGCTGAATCAGTATTAAGTGGGTCAACACCCATCTGTCTGGCAGTACCAGGCATAAATTGCGCAATACCTGCAGCACCAGAACGACTGAGGGTCTTACCGCTGATTACATCAGGACGGAATCCACTCTCTTGTTCGAGTAAGGCTGTCAATACAGCAGGAGGAATGCCGTTAGCATCTGCTGCTTCTTTAATTTTTGGGCCAAAACCACCAGGCACAATAGAAGGTTCATACTCACGTGTCTCCGCAAAGCCACGGATGGACCGTTCAGGCGTCTGATGTTTATACAAAAGAGCCTTAGCTTGAGGAGAAACAGTATTATCTACGTATTCCAAAGAGGGCGGTTGAGGCATTGGAGGTAAATCCATTGCTTCTCTTGCTCGTTTAATAACTTCTAAAGGTGTATATCCGGTCTGACTAGCAACATAAGTAACGATGCCAGGCATCTTGAATCCGTTTCTAGCTATATCTTTATCCATCTGTTCAAACTCAGCCCTAGTCAGGATTGCACCAGGTGAATCAAGAATGCGTTCACCAATGGTTTGAAGCAACTGTGTGGTATTTGTAAGACGATTACGACCAACTATTTTATTATCTTGTGACGCTAGCTGCTCTTGACTAGAGGTATAGTTAGAGAACTTACCTTCTCTAGTATTAAAGTTATAGATACTATTTGATCCTGGCCTCTGTGCATCGTTGTACATCTGGACGGTTTCGGCTAATGCCTGACTAGCAATCTGATCAGGGTTAGCATCAGGTCCAGCGCTATTTGTTAGTTCAACAACACGGCGATCATATTCACCCTGAAGGTTACCAATGATAATGACACTGGCCTGACCACGAACACCATCAGGAGTGGCTTTCAGACCTGGTGTTGATTTGACAAGCTCCTCAAGCGCCTTGTGATGTAGCTTAGATTTGCCAGACTTATTAGAGGCCTGTTCAGTTGCAAGCTTAAGCCACTTTTGACGAAGTCTAACGCTGGGGACACGCATAACTGCTTCAGGTGTCAGTTGACCAGCAAGGTACAGGTTTTCAAACATTGCATCTGCTTCACGCTCGACTTGAGCAGAAGCAGTGTCCTTTAGAAGTGCATCAAGTTTGGTGCTATTTTCACCTCTAATGCTTCTAATTACTTTTTGCAGAGATTCGATATCAGCCTTTGAAGGCTCAAGGCCGTTGTAGACCTTATCTAAATACTCTTCCTCCAGTAACCTTGCTTCTTCATACCTGTCCTGACGCCTTGCTTCGTTGTTTGCACGCTCTTCAGCAGCAAGCTCTTGCTTCAGGTTTTCAAACGCAGTCGGCTTCATCTCACCGTACGTTTTACCACCCATACCAGGCATCTCTTGATCCATGATTGCATCAAGCTCATCCATCGTTAAGGTGCCAGCATCCATCATCTTTTTAAGATGACTAATGGCTAGGTCAAAGCCCCGCTTCCTACCTAAGCCTTGCCCATTCTCGTCATAGGTGACAGACAATGATTGGACAAATGCAGCAAAGTCATTGTCAGATTCAAACAGAGATGTTACTTCAGCAACTTCTGTAAAGTTATCGTTCTGCTGATCAAGCTTGGCACCCTCTTGCAATGCCTTGGCATGAGTTTTCATGATGCCAGGGTAGAAGACATCACCAATCAGATCATCACCAAATTCGTCAAGATCAAATTTCTCAAAGAACTTCTGACGTGCAGTTTCAATAGCAGCAGCACGTGATGCTTGATCAGTAATTTCAACTCCCTTAAGTTGTTTAGGAAGCCAAGTCTCGTAATAGTGATTAAGAATGTTGAGGTCAATTCGTGCAGTCCGGTATTTACGCCAACCAGACAGCTCACGAACCTGCTTAGCAACCTCATGGTTGCCAGTCTCTTCAAAAGCTTTGGATCCTAATTCTTCAGTCTGTTTGTTTACTTCGCGCAGTTCTTCAACTTCAGACTTGAAGTATGGACTTACAAAGCCTTCCGTGTCAGCAAGGTAGGCATTCCATCTTTCGTTCTGAATCTTTTGAGTTTCCTTTTCACGATACGCAAGCTCACGTTTAACTAAATAATCTCCGAGTTTGCCACTAAGTTGAGACAAGCCTTCAAATGATTTGGCAATTTGATCAGCACGACCCTTATCACGTGTATATAGGTCCTGAACATTCTGCTGTTCAGATCTACGCAATGCCTCTAGGTTGCGGTTGATATATGGAGTGACGTCAGGGACATCAACAGGGGCGAACCCCTCTTCTTTTACAAAGGATTGATACTGAGTCATGATTCTGTCTGTCCCGTTTTAAGTCCTTTGAAACCTTTGTACATATCAATTCCTCCACTAGCCAAAGTACCAGCTGCGCTGAACAAAGCTGAAGTCATATCCATATCCGGTTTAACAGGCGGTAGACCAGGGATAGGTTGGAATTGAACAGGTGCAAGTGTCTTGCGGTTAGCAGCCTTAAGCTTGCTTCTTATGTTGGCAACATCATTCCTAAAGGAGTCTCTACCTCTAACAAGGTTGGCAGATGTCAAAGCTTGAGACCTGCCAAACTCAGCTATATCTCTTGCAGCTAGTCGGTCTGCTGTCCTACCAGTTCCGTAGAACCCACGCTTCTCTGCAAGTTTGACAAACTCACTCTGCAGAGACACAGAGGCCTGATCAAAGAGTGCATTAAGTTGTTGTTGTTCAGCACCATAACCACGGCTAGCAGCAAGGAAGTTCTCATCCAGCTGCTCTTCAGCTCGGGTTACGTTATGTGCATACTCAGCTCTTGAACGATCCCATTCAATTTCACGAATGGCGAGCTGACGTTTGTAGTTATTTGCTGCAGCTCTATTTTGAGCCGAAGCTCCTGCAAGGGTACCCGCTGCACTAGCTGCAGTCGAGACCCCGCCTAGTATCAGTGTCGGTTCGCACACGGCAAAATTCAATAAAGGTTACGTTGTTCGGTCCGTATTTCACTTTACGTAAAAACTTAAAACCGAGGAATTTAAGAAGCTTTAGATGGACTGTATTGCGACTATCGCAAATGTTCCACAGCATCTTTTCTGGTCTACTGTCAATAAACCTTTTACACTTACGTGCAAAGGACTTCGGATACTTATAAATCTCAGGAGTGCATAACATCCAGATCCCGTTCTCGGGACCAATACCAAAGGCTGCTCCCCATTTGTTGTCGGGAGTCAGCCAAGCTCCTGAGTAGCCACTGTGAGCCCCTAGAAGCAGGGAGTAGTACGGGTTATGACCGTGACCCTCCCTGACTTCTCTAAGGTCTTCTGGGCGTAAATTAGACGCTATTTCAACAGCAATTTCTTTAGTAAGTGGATAGATGTACTTAGACACGCTTGTAGTAACTTGGGTTGTAATCACCCTCCCAAGTCAGTGAAGTAAGAGTTGCTGGGAGTGGAGAAGTAGATTTAATTGATAAGGTAAAGTTATCACTCTTTTCATACACAGGTACATAAGCAGCATATGTATCTTCTATACTTACATCACCAGCTTGATAGCTATCAAAAGTGGTAGATGAGAATTCCTGAGAGAACTTAGGCTTACCTACACGGGTCAACTCGGTCTCATACACACCAACACGACTAAAGATAAGATTGACACGATGGATTGTTAGTGAACCACGTTGTTCGTTGATAGTGACATTCCCAGCCTTTGTCTGAACAAAGAACCTAGGTAGGTCAACCTGCATCGTGTAGTCATAACCAAAGTTAAGCTCAACGCCATTCCATTTACCAGGCACAGTGACAGTAGTACCAGTATTAGGTACATCAATTCCTGTGATAATCGATCCATCTGTACCTCCTTTGACTGCTGTCAGGTTTGGTTTTTTGTCTGTGATGCTGGATAACCAGCTAAGAGTAAAGGTTGTTTTATTGGTAGCAGCGTCGTACGCTCCTCCAGTAGCTGGAGAATAGTTATCAAGATGTACTAAGTAAGTATCGTTATTTTCAGCAAAGCTAAGTGCATCGTCACGGATCAAATCAATCTTTTGAAGAAAGAACTGATCATCAACGAAGAAGTAGGTGTCGTCAGTAACGCAATGGTATTTGATTGGACGTCTATGTTCCCATCTAAACCAGGCGGACTGAAGCTGACGTTCGGCAGAAAAGAAGTATCTATAACCAAATACTTCCTTACTATCACGCTTACCAAGAAAAACAAAGCTGTTCTCCCTAGAGTTAGCCATCATATCAAGATCATTGGCTAGCTTACGTGAAACAACTTTGCTAAGTTCGTTGATAGCAGGCTCACCTTCACGTGCAACATTAGCCATTGCAAAGAAGCGAGAGAAGGCACCAGCGTTGTCTACAAAACCAGCAATCACACCCATCGAAATAGGAGGCAGTTTGGCGTTGTAGCTATACGTAGAGACGCTGCCTAGCTTGGCTGATTCTGGCTGAAGGACGTCACTGTCGGTGGCTAGTAAGAACTGCTGGTTCTTTGCAAAGACAATCAAACCTGTGTTCTGTTCCAGGCCGTCAAATAACTCAGATGGATAAGTAGAGCTACAAGAGATGTCAATAGGATCATCTGCCGCAACAGTCAGGGCTGTCTTAACAAAGAAGTTACCAAGGTCCCCAGGACGTGAAAGTACGACGTTGTCTCCACTGAGAACAACAAGTCGATTCCTAAAGAACAAGACTTTATTGATCTTGGCATCTACGAAACTAGGTTCCGGGTTGGTATTTTCATCGCCAACCTCGCGGTCCCCATAAGTAAATTGCTTTACATTAAAGTTACCGTTTGCCGTACGTTGAATAACGATCGGCATTGTTGTCTCATTTAGCTTCTTTTTTATACCAGGCTTCGCGCATTCAGACCAACTACCAGGTCCATCGGATCCTCCATCACCTTCGAATTTAAGATAGTAGTCATCTTCATTACTCGATGAGTTAGAAACTTTGAGGATGTAGCCATTTTTTGACTGGAACGGTAAGTTAGTTACATCGTTGGTTGACTCAGTAACAACAGTCAGAAGGTCTGTGTTTGGTGTGGTGACAGTAAAATCCTGAGTATTGCTATAAAGATAAAGCCCATTACCGATGATTTCTGAGCTAATACCACTAGGCAAATCGCCCTGAATACCACCCAGGATAGAGTCAACACTTACTGATGTCTGTTGATCAAAAGATGTCGGTGAAGGACGAACTGCTGCTAATGATGCTTTGATTGTTGCTGTCTCAGCTTGATCAATAACAATAGGATAAGTCTTATCTTCTAGTGTGACATTAAAAGTATCACCTTCAAGCCAGCCTTCACCACCATGTAGGAGGTCTATCTCACATTTGTAACTACATGTGTATTCATTAGCGTCGTCCAAATTCGATTGACCAGGCACTGGTCCTTGCTGACCAGTAACGGTAAGTCTAAAAATTAGATTATTTCTGCCAGTGACACTACTGCCATTATTAGTTACTGTACCATTAAAATTGTAATTAGTATTAGCCGTTCCAGAACTAATAGTAAATACTTTCGTACCAATGTGAGGGCAATGTCCCCTATTACCACTGAAGGTTGTATAACCTTGACCAGTAGGATTAGCACTGACAAAAGTAGCGCTGCTTATCTGTGTAGTTGCACTAGAAGCTGGGTCATGAATGTTCAACGCATACTGACGGCCATTGACAACCTGTTTTACTTCAACAAAGGCAACATAGGTATGGGGATTTTCGGGTGTCTTGTGTGCAGATGTCGGGTGCATCTCAACCGTCTTCTTACGGTTGCAGGCAAACGTAGAGTCATTGATAGTCGTGAACTGAAGATCACCAGCAGCGGGTGAGCCGTGAGCCAAGTAAGCCTTCAGGTCGGTTTCTTGACCAGACTCGTAGGTGACTGTGATCGCATTTCCGGTCTCGCAGCTCCACATGTTGACGCTGCCATCTGTCTGAATTTGACCGATGTAGCTACCTTCAGTTTCATCACGGTAGTAGTGGAACCAATGTGTAGAAGTCGTGGCACCAGCAAGTGCTGATGCACCAACTCTCTTAGCACCAGGTCGTTTATACAGACCCCTGGTTAGGTCTGGGATGCAGTTGACAGCATCTCGTACTTGACCCTGACCTTTGTATTGATCCGGAGCTTCGTTGATGCCACCGAAGAAGTCAGGGATTCTTTGTGTAATTGCACTCATCAGCGACGAAGTCCTAGATACGGAAGATAGGTTTGATATGAGGTGTCATCACCAAGACCCATATAGTTATGGTCACCTTGGTTGCACTCGTACTCCATGCAGATTGCCCTTGTATAGGCTTCCTGTTGTTGAAGCAACTGAACCAACGTAGGGTTAGAAACAAGCTGCGTAGCAGCCCTTACAGAAGCCTTCTGGACGATGTAGCGCTTAAAGACCTGGGGTAGATCTTCAAACGGCCAAAGATAAACAACATCACAACTCACCTTGTCAGTAAACTGATCACTATGTTTGATCTTGTCGTACAGGTATGCACCACGCTTGACTACGTTAGTAGTACGAACGTGGAAATCATCATGCACATCTAAACGCAGCACGTTGGATGGAATAGGAATCTTGTTATTAACAGGAGAGAACTCCACGTGTGATTCGGTGTTATACACCCAACCCTCGCTTTGTACTTCCATGTTAGTTTCCTTTAGAAGCTGCAAAATAAATGCAACCTCAGGGTTAGCCAAGGTGTTGTAGGTCTCCACCTTCTTTGTAATCAGGACTTTTGCCTGATTGATTGGTGCTGTAGTAAAAACAATGTTGCCAGAACTCACGACATAATCAGTAGCTGCAACACCATTTACTGTTACAGAGATCTGGGAAGGAGAGTCATAGCTGTAGCCGATAGCAAAGGTCTGGTTAGAGCCGTTGCCGGTCAATTCTGTTTCCGCTTCAGTTTCAAGGTTTGCACCAAGAGTAGTGACTGGGGACTGACCAATGCTCCCCAAAATTGAGTTTACTGCGGATAGTTCGGTATCGAGATCAATAGTAGTAGGAGCAGGCATATAAATAAAAAAAAGGGACTCCGAAGAGTCCCCGTAGAAAACATAGAATTAAATCAGAACGCAGCAGCGCCAGAGGTTGCAACAGCACCGCTGGTAACTGTGGGAGCAACGTCACAGACGAATTCCACAGCAGCAGCGGGGTTCAGATAATCAGCACCCATAGCCAGACGTCCAACGATCAGGTCACCCTGATACATCACGGAAGTGTCGTTGGAAGTGACTTGGACTTGAGGTCCGATTGCTTCAACAACACCTGCAGCTTCACGCTGGAAAATAAGACCACAGGACTTACCGAAGACCTGACCACCGTAGTTGTTACGGGAGCCATAGTTGTCGCCAGACACAGCGGTGTCAGCAGGCATGGTTTCGCCAACGAAGTCGCCAGCCAGAGGCAGGCTGGAGTTGGTACCAAACTTGCCCAGGAACGGAATGTTCATGGACTTGTAGATCTGGATACCAGCGATTTCGATGATGCCTTGACCGGACTGCAGGGCAGTTCCCTGGACGTCGCGGTTCACCAGGCCGTTGGAACCAACAGCTTGGATCAGCTCGTAGTACTGACGGGGGTTGATAACAGCCACACGTCCTTCGGAGCTGACACCCTTCTCATCGAGAGCAGCAGCAGCGTCATAGAAGCCTGCAATCAGTGAGGTGGGGTTGGTAGCGTCAGAGCTGTCGGTAGCAGTACCGAGACGGATCTGGGTGCCACCAGGCTCTTTGTAGTTAGTAGCAGTGATCGGGGAGACCTGACGTGCACCACGAGTGATGCTGCGGAAGATCTTCCGGTCATAAGTTTCAGCCAGGGCGTAGCCGATCTTGCGAGAGATCTCACCACGCAGCTCGTAATGAGCAAGGGTCTCGTCCAGCTCATACAGGAAAGCGGAGCTGACCAGCAGGTCATCGACCGTGATGGTCTTCTCAGCCACCGGAGGAGCTTTGTCGGAGTTACCCAGGATCGGGGTACCAGGGGTGTGATATTCAGCCTTGGTACGACCGGTGTAGATGAAC